ACCTCATGATCTATAACAAGGGAGGCTCATCAGCTAATTACTATTCAACGTCCACAGGTCATCAGACTCTACACGTGACCGTCAATGGCGCAGTAGTAAGCCTGTAGTGAGCACATGTCAACTCAATCCCTCTATGCCATGTACGTGATCGGAGCCGTCGAATCTAACCATAATTGGACGGCCATTAACCCCAGCGACCCGATCACGCTCGGCATGATGCAATGGTATGGGAATCGCGCTAAGACGCTTATCCTACGCGGTAAGGATAGCGACTCGGCGGGATACGCGCAATATTTTGCCAGCACAGCCGCCGCACAAGCGGCCGAAGCGAATCAGGATATGAGCTACTATTATGTGACGCAAGCCGACGCAACCGCATGGCACGCATGGGCCGCCACTGACCCTAATCACGCGATGCAGCAAGCCCAGTGGGAGGATGATTTCAACGCCTACCAACAGGTTTGCGACTCACATGGGTTCCCGGCCGGAAACATGCGCGAGCGCATTTTCTTCATGACCATGTACCACCAGTCGCCCGTGTCAGCGTTTCGCGTGCTCGGATCCACGAGCGGCACCGCTAATCTTGACTTGCTCCACTCTACGGCGCTTAATGATGGCGTGTTGGGACAGTATCGTAACCGGTACGACACTGCATATGCGATGCTCAAGAGCTGGGACGGTCAGAGCGCCCCGCCCGACTTCGGTCAGGTAGGGGATACTCCTGCGCCCGGAGGTGACCCGGGTGGTGGCGGTATCATTACCCCGACGCCCGCACAACAACGGTACATATCGCTCGTGGGCGACGCGCTTGTGCTCCATGATAATGGTAAAACCTCCCAATTTTATCAGACAGCGCAACAGGTATGGACCAATAGCGGCACGCCGGGCACGCCTATCAGCGGCGGGCAGACCGACACCGGTAGCGATACCAGTTCAGACGCTGGATCCAAGGTAGTCGCATGGGTAGCGGCACGTGTCGGCAAATACGCGTACTCGCAAGGGCCGGGGCGGCTCGACCCCGAAGCATCCGGCTACACGGATTGCTCCGCATTATGGTGGCGCGCCTATCAGGACGTGACCGGCATAAACGTCGGACGGTGGACCGGCGAACAAGCCGGATTAGGCACGCGCATCGCAGTCAGCGGCACCGATACGCCCGCAAGCGCCGTAGCTAAAAGCAAACCGGGCGACCTCTTGCTACTCACATGGTCCGGCCATAATCCTAATTATGACCACGTGGAGGGTATGACGGGCACCGGCGCAGATCAAACATTATCCCACGGGGGGCCGGGGAATGGACCGAACTATTTTCAAGCCACGACAGAAATGGGCATGGCGAGCGAGTGGGAACTACGACGCTATGTGTAACGTGGTATAATAGAGTCATGACACCGAACGCTCACGTTCTTAATGAGAACGACTATTATAACTACCATGACGTGCTGACATACAATGCGCCATGGTCGTTTATTATCGGCGCTCGCGGTCTTGGCAAAACGTATGGCGCTAAAAAATTCTGCATCCGTGATTTTATCAAAAATGGTGCGCAGTTTATTTATTTAAGGCGCACCGATGTAGAGCAAAAAAGCAAGGGGACGTTCTTTGCCGACGTTGGCGAAGCATTCCCCGACTACGAATTTAGGGTAAACGGCGCTCAAGCTGAATGCCATTACATGAAAGACGATGCCAAAACATGGCATATCATGGGGTACTTTATCGCACTATCCCAAGCGGGTGGCAAAAAGTCCATACCATATCCGGACGTGCGTAATATTATTTACGACGAAGTCTTCCCCGACAATCAGCAATTCTTAAGCAACGAAGTTACTGCGCTCGAAGAATTTTATAACACTGTTGATCGTTGGAAAGATAAGGTACGCCTATTTTTCCTATCAAACGCCGTTATCAAAGCTAACCCATATTTCGCCAAATTCCACATATCATTAGACGAACAACAACATGATAGGCAGGAAATCAAAGCGTACGGCGGCGGGTTCATCGTCATACAATTAGCCGACTATGGCGGTTTCAGCGCCAAAGTGGAGCGCTCGCGTTTCGGCAAATTCCTACGACAGTATGATGCCGATTATGCCGACTATGCGATCAACAACAAATTCCGGGACGAAAGCAGCACGCTCATCATGCCATTAGACTCGGACGAAGACGGCTACTCGTATACGCTTGACACGGAAGATTACGGCAAATTCGGAGTATGGTACCACCTTGACGAGGACTATCAAGGTTTTCTCATATCGCGTAGAATCAAGCGTGGCACACAAACAGAATACACGTTAGACTATCGGCACGTATCCGAAACCATGGTATATATTAAACGTGGCGACCCGGTAACGCAACGGCTCGCCAACGATTATCGTCGCGGACGGATACGCTTCGATGATACGCAAATTAAGGCCGATTTTAGCATGGTCATAGGATCCATGCTAGGAAAATAGGAGGAATCATGGACAACGCAACAGACTGGTGGCTTATCGCCACCGGCGTACTTATTATTGGCGATTACGTGTCAGGCATGGCAAAAGCCATCGTACAACGCAACATCTCATCCCGTATCATGCGCGACGGACTATGGCACAAATTCGCATACATCATGGTAGTAGGTTTGTCCGCATTCTTGCAGATCGCATCACAGCACATTAACCTAGGGTACGACGTGCCGCTTATCCCACTCGTATGCGGGTTCATTGTGATGATCGAAGTAAGTTCTATTATCGAAAATTTAGCAGAAGTCAACCCCGAAATCAAGGGCAGTAAACTACTCGAATTTTTCAAAATAACCAACGATAAGGACAATAATCATGCCTGACATTAACGCTTTTATCAACAATATGCGCTATTGGTGCGCAACCGCTAACCTCGGCTACTCGCAAGCCGACCGATGGAACATTAGGGACGGCGGCGACTGCGATTGCAGTTCACTCGTGATCTACGCACTGCGTGAGGCCGGGTTCGATACCGGATCAGCAAGCTACACTGGTAACATGCTCCCCAACCTGACAGCCCACGGATGGCAGCGCGTCCCCAATAACGGCAACCCGCAGCCGGGCGACATTCTGCTCAACATTGCAGACCATGTAGCCGTATACCTCGGCAACGGACAACTCGCACAGGCGAGCTACTCGGAAAACCGTAGCGCCAACGGCAGACCCGGAGATCAAACAGGACATGAAACCAACGTCGGACCCTACTACAATTATCCATGGGACTGCTATCTGCGATACGTTGGCGCACAAAACAGCCCAGCCGCACCGGCCGGCACTAATCTCGCCGTGGACGGATCATGGGGTCCCGCCACTACGCGGCGCCTCCAGCAGATTCTCGGAACTACCGCAGACGGTGTTATCTCCGGCCAAATTCGATGCCCGGCAAACGAGCATATCGCCTCCATCCAATTCGGCACCGGTGGCAGTGACATGGTAGCCGCCATGTCACACACCATGGGCATCACCGACATGCCGCGCAACATTGGCCCCGGTTTCGTGTCAGCATTACAGCGTAGAATGGGCACTACAGTAGACGGCATGATTAGTCCCACATCCGACTGCGTGCGAGCCATGCAGGCACGACTCAATGAAGGACGATGGTAAAGGAGAAAAAGCGTGGAAAAAAAACCGCCCGACGCTGACGACATGTCCGAATATAACAGTGAAATAGAACGGCGCATGACACACGAACGTCGCTCACAGCATATCATCTCACACTGGATAGCATGCGTCATGCGCAGAATATTCTACTAAACAATAAGCCCCACGGAAAACCGTGGGGCTTATTTAGTGCCTTAGAATCTCAGACCATAGCACGGGAATACGCCCTAATAATCTCATCCATAGGCACATGCTTCACATCGGCTCGCCTCCAAACAACATGCCTACTCAACAAATCATTATACGCAACACGAACCATCTCACGACGAGCCTCTACAGCCGTAATAGACTCACGACGATAACGACCATCACGAAGCAAATCGAGCCTAACCCATTGATCTCGAGCCGAAGGGGTATTAAACACCATGACAGTACCGACGCGCTCATTATTATCAATATGACGAGTACCAATACCATAAGTATTAACAAAACCGTAAAACTTCGCCATCATAACCACCTAACCTAACTAACCAAAACGTTGCACCTTGCAACCACAACAAATATACCACACCACAACACAAAACACAAAAACACAAGCGCTCCCATCGTGTCGCAAACACAAACACACGAAAAACAAAACAATAAAACACAAAACAAAACAAACAAAAAAACACGAAAACACACACAACAAAACACGGACAAAACCAGTTAAAAAAAACATATAAAAACACAA